AACTTCCACTTACATTTTCAATTGCGTTTAATCTACTTACTAATGATGCAGTATTTACATTTGTAACACTACCACTTAAAGTATATCTTGTATCAAATGAACTTGTCAATTGTGAAGAACCACTTATAGTTCCACTTGCAACCGATGATGTGAATGATGCAGTATAAGAATTAAAAGATGATGTAGATAATTTACTATTTAATGAACTACTTAATGCATTAGTCACTAAGTCCGTTGCAAATGTAGTATCTAATGAAGATGTTAAATTGTTTATAGAAATTTTATATGTTGTACTACCTGAAATACCAAGTACAAAAGTTGTATCTAATGATGCCACACTTAATGCAGGTAATTCGGATATTTTTTTTCTTGAATTTGCCATTTATTATATTATTATGTCTAAACCACTTTCGGTTATTATTATTGAGTCATCTTCGGTTGCAACTGGTACATCTACCAATTTACCCATAACATAAATATCATTTATGGTCACATTATCGTAATCTATGTATTGTTCATTCAAAGTTATTACTACATTATTTCCAACTTCTTCAATTTTGTAATTTCCTGGAATATGTAAACCAAATACCAATACTTCAAAATTATTAGGTGATGCTCCTTCGGTTCCGTAATCTAATGTAACATTGTATATCGTTAATGTATTTGTATTATTGTCAAATTCATCAATTATTCTTTGGTTATATCTTGCACTATTTTCTAATATCTCTTCATAAAAATCCGATATTTTTGTTTTGTTATTTACTAATTTTGTTGGATTTGGATTTGAACGGGTTTTGGAACTAGTTTTTTGAATACCGGTATTATGTTCTGCGTATTCTGTTTCTGCTATACTTTGTAAATATGCAATATAGGCATCATTATCCAAAGTGTTTCCTTTTATATTTTTAGGAACTGCTCTGTTTATCTTTTTACTATTTGAATTAAATCTATTAAGCATATTGTTCTATATCTCCTTCAATTTGAATATAATCTTGTGCATCTAATTGATATTCAAAATTATTTTTTATAAATTTAATCAATAAACCATTTCCACCTTCTTCAACTATATAATCTTTTGCACCTATACTTTGTGTATTAATATAGATTTTTAATCTATCTTGTGTAGTTCTATATTGAATTTCTCTTAATATATCTACAAATTTCCAACCTGTTGCTTCAAAAATCCAATAAGTAGAATTTGTTAAATCTTTTGGAATTAAATTTGTTTTACCAGGATTTCTACTGATTTTTTGTGTAATATCTAATAAACTTCTTTTCATTATACAATATCAATAAATTTACCTGTAATGGTAATCTCATCGGTATTGTTTACTGAAAATCCAGGAGACAATGCTAATACTAATGTATTGTTTGTATATGATGTTACCGTAAAATGTGTTGTTTGATAATATCTAACACCATTTATATATAACTTAATATCATACGAAATTCCATCATATGATAATCCGGATGTAATTACTCCAGATAGTTGTGCAGGTGCTTGTATTAATTTTACTCCTGAGAATGTTGCGGTATCAATTCCACCATCTACTATCTTGGTGTTGTTTAAAGATAAAAAATCAATTAAATCTTTGTTATCATAATATGGTGATGGTGTTGTTAATAACCCTTCTAATCTACCCGTACCACTTGTCATATCAACTTCCGTTGACATTACAACTTTATTCATACTATAAGTCTTTTTAATAGTAGATTGATTATCGACTTGTTCAGGAAGTAAATATGCTCTAACATTTAAATTAAATTCAACTCTATTAACTCTTTCCGTTCCGTCACCAATTTCATTAACAATATTATAATCGGAAACAATTGTTCTAAATTTAAAACTTTCTTTGTCTCCCCAAAAAGTTGCTGAATAACTAAGTTGTTCTATAATACTATTTAGTTGTTCTATGTATGTAGTCCAACCCATACATTCATAATTTACTTCTACATATTGTGGAATTGATATATTATATAATTCTTTTTTTGGTTTTGTATTTGATAATAAACTAAATCTATCATAACGATTTTCTTTTGAATATCTAGATAATGTTGTATATGATGAGTGATTTTTTAGTGTAGGTATTGATTCATCTTTTGCAATTGATGTTCTTCTTATCATCATTAAAGGTAATTGTATTCTACCTTTATTGTCTCTAAAAATACCATCCCTTCTTGCACCATTCCATCTTTCTGAATTACCATATACTACTGGAATTTTTAATGCTTTACCATTATCATCTAAAGTAGGTAAAACTGTATCTTCCAAATATGACATAATTGCGTAATCAATATCAAATAAAGTTACACTACCTCTTAAATCTCCTTTTTCAGATTTAGATTGTGCAATTCTTGCTGTATTTCTTAGTGGATTTGTTGACATATTATTTTATTCTTTCTTCTATGTTTAATTGTGATTTTCTTACCATTACAGTAGAACATACAATACTAAAATTATTTTCTGCTAAACCACCAACAAACTGAACTTCACTTGTATTACTGATTTCATAATAAGATGAGTCAAAATAAATAACATCACCAATTTCAGGGTATGCATTCTTTTCCTCACAAGCAAATTTGTCAAAACGGAATTCTATATTTTGATTTGCGTCTGAACCAAATCCCTCATATGCAGAAGAAACTGTATCTTTATTTATTAAAGAATATATCTCCACTCCGGTATGCCAAGTTTTATCCATAGCTTCACCATATAGATTTATTCTAGTTTCTGCTAGATTTACTTTATACAATATTACTAAATTTTGTATAACCTCATCTACCAATTCTCTAGCTATCCCTTTAAAGAATGTTACATCTCTTGTTGATATAAATTTTGGCATATTATCCTACATATAATTTTAATGGAACTTTTCTCAACATATCTTGATGATAGTCTGCTTCATTTTTTCTGTTTTCAAATTGATGTTTTCTAGTCAATTCTTCTAAGTTTGCTCTTAATTGTTCTATTAATGTATCTTTTTCTAATTGTGCTTCCGCTCTTAATGCTGCACCATCTAAAGATACCGTACCATCTGGAATAGGAATTTCACTATATTTTTCTCTAATTGCTCCTAATAATTCTTTAGCAAGAGCAAGTGTGTATTTTCTTATCCATTGTTTACCAACTTCATTGATGTCACCATATTGTATAAAATCATATTTGATATTTGAATAATCCGAAACTACATTATCTTTTATAATTGCAGAATTATTGTCAAAATCATATCTTTCAAAATAATCAAAATATATTTTCTTTGGTGAACCTGATGATGGTACAGGGAATATTGTAAGTTTATTATTTACAATATTAAATGTAAATGCAGACTTACGAATCATATCATTAAATTCAATATGTTGCATTCTCAATAAATCTTCATAAATTGGCATCATTAAAAATTGTGCTGCCGGAGAGTAATTTCCAAATCCCAATTCTCCAATCAAATTCAATGTACCCTGTGCACCTACTGAATATGGGTCAAAGAACCTTGTAATTGCAGGTACTGCTTCATAATAAACTCTCATAATGTCTCTAACACTACTTGTACTTAATTGTTGTCCTGTTTTTGCATCATATGCTTCAGTTGCTAAATCGTATGTTTGTCTACTTGTACCATTTCCAACCTCTACATTAAAATATGCTTTTTTAATATCAGTCGGGCCACCCACTCCTACTAATGTACCATATGCTTCCGACATTCTAAATACAGTTGGTAAGTTTGTTCCGTCTATTAATTTTTGTGTATAATTTGTTCCTGATGCTGCTCCTCTTACAATATCTAAATTATTTCTAATATTAAATTGGTTTACCTGTGCACCATATTCGGAAGTTGCTTCTTCAAAACATGCAAAAAATTGTTCGTCAATCATTTCAATATCAATAATTGGATAACCCAATCGTTTAGCACACCACACCGCAGTTTTGGGTGCATCGGATATAAAATTAGAATCTGCATCATACGTTCCAAATGGAGTTGATGAACCTGAATGGAAACTAGCTGACCCTGGCCATTTTAAATTTAAAGACATATATAAAAAGTTATAGTTTTACTACTATAAATATGAATTATATAAATAAAAAAAGGGAAAGTATTTCTACTCTCCCTTTTTCTTTTATTGTAAGTTTATTACTTATCTAATCTACTCAAAGATTAAAGTGTTTCTAAACCATCAACGACTACTTTACCGTAAAACTCAGGTCTTACGATTTTCTTAGCGTATCTAGTCATAACACCTCTTCTTGGAGTGAAGTTAGTTGGGTCATAAACCAATGGAGTCATAATCAATGGTACATATGGTGCGTAAACTGCTCCTGTTTCGAAGAAGTTAGAACCTTTGAATCCCATTAAGATAACATTCTCAGTCATATACGGGTTTTTGTAAACATCGTATCTGTTAGAGATTTGACCAATGTTAGTTACACCTGCAGCAAATTGTAAAGAATCTTTACCAGGATTTGCAGAGAAACCATTCATTGATTCCAAAATAGTTGCAACATTTGGAGATACTACTACGAAGTTAGCACCACCTCTCATTGTTAACTGATGGATTTTGTTAGATACCTTTTGTAATTTGATACCTAAAGTTTGGAACCATGTACTTTTTTGATAAGCCATTGCAGCTGCATCAGTTGAAGTTAATGTGAATCCACCACCATTCCACTCATATCCAGTCTTTGCAGACCAGTATTCAGTTGTGAATGCGTTTTGTTGTAACATTTCTAAGATTTCTAAATCGATTTCTAAAGAAATATATTCAGACAACATTTGAGTTAACTCAGCCTCAGCATCAATGCTATGGTAAGCGTTCAAATCTTGTGCTAATTCTGGAGTCCAAATTGCTTTCAACTTACGAGTTTTAGCAACAATTGGTTCAGATTTCAATTCCAATTCAATTTCAGGAATTGATAAGTTATTACCTCTATCTTCAAAATCACCTCTTGAAGTAGATGTAGGTTGAACGTGGTAAGCTAAAGAACACTCCACTGATAAATCATTAGTTTGTCCAGTTGCAGTTGCAACGAAAGATGCTGTACCATTAGTGATAGTAGATAATTGAGGATAGAAAGTTACAGAACCAGTCAATGAAGTTGGTTCAAAAGCTCTAAATCCGTTATAATCTGCATCGGCTGGTAAGTTGATTGTGAATTTCTTCAAAGTGTTAGCTGCATAAGATGCAGAAACTGTAGCGTTAGATAAATCATAAGATGTATCAGCCAAAGAAGCCGAAGATACAGTAGCTACTACTGCTGCAGTTGCGTTGTTGATTGTATAACCAAAACGTCCTGCACCATATAAACCACCAGTTGTAGTTTGAGTTGAACCTAATTTGTTACCTGCTGGAGATAAAGAATCTTTACCAAAAGTTCCACCATTACCGAACAAAGATGAACCAGAGAAATCTGGGTTACCTGCTGGGTTAGAACCATATTTGAAATCCATATAGAAAATAAGACCTGAAGGTAAGTTCATTGGTTGAACTGAAACGAATTCTTTAGCTGCGATAGAACCGAAGATTCTTCTTACTAAAGGTAACGCTACACCTGCCCATTCTTCAGAACCTGCAGATACACCTGTACGAGTTGCCTCATCTAATAATTGTTTAGCTTGGTTTTCTAACATTACTGCCATACCGTGCTTAGTTGTTTCAGAACCTACTCCTTCAAGTAATCCTGTTTTTTCCCATTTGCCTTTCAAACCTCTTGTTTGCTCTAGCATAACGCTCTGTGGGTTAGCGCCTGTCATTAATTTTTTAATGTCCATTGTTAGTTTATTTTTTTGTTTTTATTTTAAGATACCTGCTAATTTTTTAAATCTGTCAGAGAAATCTGTATTTTCAGCAATTACTTGCTTAGGTTGTGCAGGATTAGTAGACTTAGTCACTTTACTTGCGATTCCTTCTGTCATTGATTTTTTAGCCGTTTTAGTAATTGAAGTGTATTTGAAATTCTCTGCTAATGTAGAGTATACTAATTTAACTTCTCTTACTGAGTTTGTTCTATCTAAAGTTTCAATCACTTTCACTTTTTGTTCGTTAGTCATGTTGTGAGCTCTAAATAATTTATTAGCGAATAATAATTTTGCGTTTAACAAATTTACTTCGTTAATTGTTGTTTGTAAAGATTTGATTACTTCGTAAGCTTCGTTTAACTCAGCGTCTTTTGCTTTCATATCTTCTTTTTCTTCTTCACCTTCATTTGTCATGTCAGATTCCATTTCTCTTAAAATTTCTTCTAAGTCGATAACTTCATCCATGCTGTCTTTGTCAAAAGGGCCTTTTGGTGCTTTACCACTAGCGTTAGTAGGGTCTTTAAGTTCTACTTTAACTATTTTAGGGTCTTCACTTTTGTCAGTTCCTGCTGGTGTGCCATCAGAATATGCATCTTCATACATACTCTCATCTTCCTCACCATGACTTTCCTCAGAATCATCACCCTCTAATTGAGCTTCTAATTCTCTAATGATTGCTTCTAAATCCATGTCATCTTCATCCATGTCATTTTTAGAATCATCATCGTGGTTATCATAATTTGGTTCGGTTGGAGTTTCAGAATCCATACCCATGTCATCTTTAGAATCATCATCAGAATTCATGTACATTTCATCTTCTTCTTTTTCTTCAGGATTGTATCCAAATTCCGCTAATTTTGCAGTTAATTCTGCAATCTTTTGGTCTTTTTCATCATCCATTCCGAATTGGTCTTCCATACCTTCTTCTTCGTTGATATCAGCTACTTTTTTAAAGTCTGTACCAGCTTGTTCTGGTTTACCACCATCTTTTTTAACACCTACTGATAAATCAGTATCTGCTTTGTAGTTTGGTTGTGCACCTGGAGTTTCAGGATATCCTGCGTCTGTTTTAGACCCGATACCTGTTGAACTCAATTCCTCGTTCTTCATGTCTGCATCATCTTTTTCAGTTTCTTCAGCCTCTGCTTGCATTTTTTGTGCTAAGATAGATTGAAGTCTTGGAGTAAATGCTTCTTCAAGAGCAAGTTTTGCATTCGCTAACGCAGTTTCTTTAACAGCTTTAGCATCCGCAATCGCTTCTTTCAATAATTTTGAATTTGCCATTTGTTTTTCCTTAAATTTTGTTGTGAAGTTATTCTTGTAGGGAACTCCAATGTAATTATGTTGATTGTTCGGTCACGCCTTATAAAAAAAGGGTATTCATTAATCAACTCTGTCTTTAATCTTATAATAAAAAATAAGATATTTGATAATATATATGTAAATTTTTTAGAAAACTAAAGAAAACTATTAAAATAATTTGTTTTTTCTTATAGTTTCTTCTTTTTGTAACCTGTTTCTTTTGGAAGGTTTAATAAAATTCTTCCTTTCTCTAAGTTCTTCTATTTGTTTTATGGACTGAACTCTT